ATAGAGCATTTCCAGGATTTAAAAATTTAGTTGATGGTGATGGTGATGGATTTGGAGATCAAATAATAGATTTAAGTAGAAATGATGGTAGACCTGATAAATTTGTCAAACCCAACTTGTTTGACAGATTTGCTGAGTATCAATTCTCAGTTGATAATTTAGAGCAATTTAGTGGATTTGTAATCAAAATAGTCATGATATCCACTAACGAATCTTACCCAGTAAGATTAAAAGACTTTAGAGCACTTGCATTAGCATGATACCTGTAGAAGGACACAAGAATCTATTTCGTGATGAAAAAACAGGAGCCATAATTAATATGGATAATTCTGGATATTCTAATTATATGTCTCATAAAAGAATAAATTCCGATAAACAGGCAGAAATAGATGAGATGAAAAAGGAACTTGAGACTCTTAAATCAATGTTAAATGAACTTGCTTCAAAGATAACGTCTTAGTAAATATAAATACTTTTTAGATCTGAATTGCTAACTTAGATGGCAGATATCAAAGTCAGGGTAGGACAACAGAATGCTACAAAGGTGATTTCATCACTGGCGGGTTCTGGCACCCTCTCTCTTACAGAATTAAGCGACGTAAATGCCTCCACTTTATCAAATGGAATGGTACTAGTATATAATGGTGTGACAAAAAAATTTGACGCAACATTGGAGTTGACTCCAGGTGCAGCACAGAACTTAGACATCAATGGGGGAAATTTTTAAATGGCCAGTATTATTAGAATCAAACGATCATCTGGTACCGCAAAACCAGCGAGTTTGAATTGGGGTGAAATGGCATATGTGACTGGTGTAGGTCAATATGGTGGTACAAATCAATACAAAGACAGAGTATTTTTAGGAGATGACGGAACAAACGTTCATCCAGTCGCTGGTCATTATTATACATCTATGATGGAACACACACCTGGTGCATTAGCAGGTGTAACTAACTCACGAAATAGTGATGGTGGAATTGTTGCAGTTCTTGATAGTAGTAGAAAAATAGATCTTTGGAATGTAGATAACTTAACTTTAGATGCAAATACCTTATCTTCAACCGATAATAATGGAGATATAATTTTCAATCCAAATGGTTCTGGTGAGGTAATGGTTCCCGATGACACCAAACTTGGATTTGGTGGAGGTGCAGATGGCACAGCAGCTGCTGATGCTACTATAGAGTATGATGAAAATGGTACAGATGAATTAAGATTTGCTGGAGCAAATGTAAGATTTGGTACTAGTAAAGTAACTGTTGATAGTCAATTAATTGTTGGTGGTAATAGTTCTCTTGGTAATATCCGAATAGAAGATAATATAATCGCATCTCTCGCTGGTCAGGGAAATAAAATATTCATTGACCCATATCCAGATGGATTAAGCAATGAGGGTGATGTTATCATCAAAGGTAATTTACAAGTTGATGGTACAACTACAACTGTTAACTCAACTCAAACAACTGTAAATGACCCAATCATGATGGTTGGTGATACTACCAGTACAAGAACTGTAATGACAGCGATGGCAAATGGAGCTTCAGCAGTTGTTGTTGACCAAGTAACAGGCATCGCAGTTAATGATACTCTTTTACACTCAAGTTTTTCTGCAAGTGGTATTACAACAGTTACAGCAATTAATACTGGAACTAAAACTCTTACATTCCAAGGCACAGCAATTGCTGGAATCAGCACACAGACTGAGATAACAGTCGTACACGCAACAGATACTAATACTGACCGTGGACTTGGATTTACTTATAACACTGGTATTGGAACTGCAAACTCAACCGATGGTTTCTTTGGATTAGATGATAGTTCAATTGCGTCTAGCACTGCTGGTGTAGGTAATCACGGTACACACGGTGATGATAGTCGTAGATGGACATATGTTCCTGACGCAACCATTTCTGCCAGTGTTGTAACTGGTACAAAAGGTTTCTTAGATATAAAAGGTATCTATTATCAGTCAGGTAACTTTGCTTCAGGTGGAGTAGTTTGGTTTGATAGTGAAGGTCTACAAAGATCCACTAACGCACCTGCATCTCCTGTAATTACATCAAAGCAAGTATTAACTGCTATATCAAAGGTCGTTCTAACGCTACCAGGTGCGGTTACATTAGCACAAGGTGATATTGTGAAGCAAGACACCACAAGTGCTTTTGGTGTTGTTGAGAGTGCAGTCAGCGGTGGTACATCAGTTCCTTTAGTTGGTGTAGAAGGAACATTTAATACCTCAAATAATTTGAGGAGAGAAGGTCAGAGTGGTGCGATTCAAAACTTGAGCACATCACCTGATGCTGTAACGAATACATATACTAACAAGCCACATTGGACTTCAACCCTAGACGGAGGAACTTTCTAAATGCAACAAAACAGTGAAGTAGATGTTAATGTATTAGTGAACTTATATCATACAAAACTAGCAACAGCATTAAATCAAAACGTTCTTTTGGAGGCAAAACTCCAAACTCTAAAAAATGATTATGAAAAAGAAAAGAATCAACTTTTAGAGGAAATCGCAAATCTCACGGAGAGTAATGGCATCACCAAACAGTAGAGGACAACTTATAAACTTCGGTTTGCGTAAACTGGGTTATCCTGTATTGGAAATTAACCTTGATACTGACCAGATACATGATGCACTTGATGATACTCTTCAGTTATATCAGGAGCGTCATTATAATGGTATTGAGAGAATGTATCTTAAGTATAAGATTACTCAGGAAGATATAGACAGAGGAAGAGCAAAAGATACTGATGGAGTCGGAATTGTAACTACAACAGGTATATCAACTAATAGTGCAGGTACTGTTACAAGTAATTTTTACGAGACTTCTAATTTTATAGCAGTTCCAGACCACGTTATAGGTGTAAATAAAATATTTAAATTTGATACAAGTTCTATATCAGGTGGAATGTTTAGCATTAAGTATCAATTATTTTTAAATGACTTATATTATTTCAATTCAGTCGAATTATTGCAATATGCAATGACAAAAACATACCTTGAAGATATAGATTTTTTACTTACAACAGATAAACAAATAAGATTCAATCAAAGACAAGATAGATTATACTTAGATATTGATTGGGGTTCACAAACAAAAGACACATTTATAGTAATAGATTGTTTTCGTGCTCTTGACCCTGAAGAATATACACAAGTTTACAATGACCCATTTGTAAAAAGATATTTTGTTGCATTAATGAAAAAACAATGGGGTATGAATTTAATTAAGTTCAGAGGAACAAAATTACCTGGTGGTATTGAATTAAATGGAAGAGAAATTTATGACGATGGAGTTAGAGAAATAGAGGAACTCAGATCAAGGATGATGCAAGATTATGAGACTCCTCCTCTTGACTTTATTGGGTGATGACTAATGGCATTAAATCCACATTTTTTACAAGGTTCTAGAGGTGAACAAAGATTAGTTCAAAGTTTAATCAATGAACATCTTAAAATTTATGGTGTTGAAGTTACATTTATCCCAAGAAAATTTGTAAATCAATCAACAATATTAGAAGAAGTTACTGCGTCTAAGTTTGATGATAATTTTTTGATTGAAGCATATGTAGAAAATTATGACGGATATACTGGTGCTGGAGATGTATTAACAAAATTTGGTATGAGTTTAAGAGATGAAGTGACTCTTACCATTTCAAAAGAAAGATTTGAAGAATTTATCGCACCCTTTATGGACGCAGATGATGATATTGAGTTATCATCTAGACCTCGTGAGGGAGACTTGGTATTTTTTCCACTTGGTCAAAGATTATTTGAGATAAAATTTGTAGAACACGAAGAACCATTCTATCAATTAGGAAGTAATTACGTTTACAAACTCAAGTGTGAACTATTTGAATATGAGGATGAAGTTATCGATACCTCTATTGATGCAATTGATACTCAGGTTGATGATGTAGGGTATGTTACCGATCTTCAATTAATTGGTATTGGTAGAACAGCAACAGCAAATACAATTGTTGGAACAGGTGCTATTCGTGAAATATTCTTGAATAATGATGGTCACGGATATACAAGCACTCCAACTGTTGCAATTACTACCTCACCAAGTAGTGCAGATTTCTCTGATGCAAAAGCAGTTGCATTTACAACTGAAAGAGCAGGTATGAGATCTGTTGAGAAAATATTACTTACACAAACTGGTTTTGGATATACTGAAGCACCTACAATTACTATCTCTGGTGGTGGTGGAAGTGGTGCT